AGGACGAGTTCGTCAAGGCCTACCGGGTCTACAAGAACGACTTCGACGAGATGTCGAAGATCCGGCACTTCCACAAGATGGCGACCGACCACGGCACCACCCTGGCGCAGGCGCTGACCAACTACGTCGGCATGGAGCAGAAGCTGCGCGCGGACCCCGTCGCCGGCCTCGATGTCATCGTCAACAACCTCAACCTGCGCACGCCCGACGGCCAGAAGCTTGGCCTGCGCGACATCGCCTATCATGTGCTGTCGCAGTCGCCCGAGCAGCTCCGCCAGCTGCAGATGGGCAACCAGCAGAGCGCGGCCAGCCAGCAGATCATGGCGCTCAACGCCAGGATCGAGGGCTTGCAGCAGACCCTGCAGCAGATGCATACTCAGCAGCAGTTCGTTCAGACGCGGTCCGCGATCGACGTTTTCGCCGACAGCCACCCGCGTTTTGACGAGCTGGGTACCCTGATCGAGCAAGAACTCAAGCACGGGTACGACATCGAGACTGCATATCGAAGGGCCGAGTTGCTTCGGCCACCACAGGCGGCTCAGACCCGCACCACGCCGGCTCAGACCCGGGAACCTGATCGGTCGATCCACGGCGCCAACGATACCGGCTCGTCGAGCGGTACGCCGCGTCCGCGGACGCCCAGTCGAACCCCGCGCGACGCCGTCACCAACGCCATCCGGCGTTTGAACGGCTCGCTGTAGTCTGAACCCATGGGAGCGGCGATATGCCCAACGTCACCAGTAATGCGAACTACCAGCAGATCCTGTCGATGGCGATCGAAGATCGTTCCAGCGGCTACGAGGACCTGGTCTCGAACAACAACGCTTTGTTGGCGGTCATGCGCCGCAAGGGACTGTGGAAGACCTACTCGGGACCAAAGATCCGCCAGACGCTGCAGATCGGAAAACAATCCGCGCAGTGGTACTCCGGCTACGATCAGCTGCTGAACCCCGCGATCGACCTGTTCAACGACGCGTTTTTCGACCCCAAGATGATCGTTATTCCGATTATCCTAAGTATGCAGGAGATCCTCAACAACCGCGGCGAGGGCCAGCTCGAAGACGTCTACGAGGCCTACATCGCGGCGGCCGAGAAGGGCCTGCAGGATGCCATGGACCAGGGCATCTACTCCGACGGCACCGCCAACGGCGGCAAGCAGATCACCGGGCTCGCGACCGCGATCCCGATCGCCAACACCACCGGCATCTACGGCGGCATCGACCGCGGCAGTGCCGTGATCTGGCGCACCGCGACGTTCGACGCCAACAGCTTCCTGGCGGGTTCGACGCAGGTCTCCTCGACCACCATCCGCCCGATGCTGAACTACATCATGACGCAGCGTTCGCGCGGCCGCGACTACGCGGATCTGTTGATGATGTCGCCGGAGCACTACGCCGCCTACGACGCGGCGACGATCGCGATCCAGCGGCAGCAGAACGAGACGAGCCTCGGCAAGCTGGGCTTCTCCGCGCTCGAATACATCGGCGGGGGAAAACGCGCCGAGATCGTGCTCGACGGCGGCATCGGCTCCAACATGCCGGCCAACACCACGCTCGGTCTGAACACCGACACGCTGCGGATCCGCTACAACTCCGCGCGCAACTTCGACAAGTTGTTCGACGGTGACGGTCAGATGCCAATCGATAAAGATGCCATCGCGCAGTACATCGGCTGGATGGGCGAGCTGACGATGACCAACCCGCTGTTCAACTGGCGCCTGTACGACAGCGTTCCCGGGTCCTGATCCGACAGTCAGGTTTTCGGGATAACCGGGTCGCCGACGTGTAGGTTGGAAGCCTTCCTTCCGCGGAGGCGGCCCGGACCTCTCAATCACGAAGGAAGGATGATCCATGCCGAGACTAGACCCCGACGAGATGCTCGTCGTGCTGTTCAAGCACGTCGCCGTGCCGAACCGGAGAAAGAGCCTGGAGGCGGGCCGCGAGATCTTCGACGACGAGGAGCGGTGCGAGATCCGCGTGCCGGGATCCAAGGACATCAAGGAATTCCCCGCCACCGCGTTCGCGCGCTGGGTCGAGAACCCGTTCACCGGCGAACAGGTCCAACAGAGCTACGCCGAGCGGTTCTCGCACCAGTACCGGCAATTCAAGGCCAACGCGACCCAGACCAAGAGCGGCACGCCGCTGGAGTTCGTGCCGTTCCTCTCCGAGGGCAAGCGCGCCGAGCTGCGGGCGCAGAACCTCTACACCGTCGAGCAGCTCGCCGGCATCGAAGGCGCCGAGCTGAAGAACCTCGGACCTGGCGGCCGCGAGCTGAAGAACGCCGCGGAGGCCTTCATCGAGGAGGGCCGCGCGCTGGCGCCGAACAAGATGATGCTGGCGGAGCTGGAGGCGTTGAAGGCCCGCAACGCGGTGCTGGAGGAGGACGCCGAACGCCGCAAGCAGCTGGCGCTGGAGGACAAGCCCGACAGCGAGTTCGAGGCGATGTCGCTGGATCAGCTGCGCGCCTACATCACCGAGCACACCGGGCAGGCGCCGATGGGCTCGCTGAACCGCAAGAACCTGACGCGAATGGCCCTCAACTCGCGGCCGGACAAGGCAGCATGACATGACGCTGTTGTCGGTGGTGAAGGACGTCTGCGCGGTGGTTGGTGTCGCCGTGCCCTCGTCCGTCACCACCAACATCACGGCGAACCGCACCATGCAGGAAATGCTCGCGCTCGCCAACGAGATGGCGCAGCGGATCAGCTACGACGGCCGCGACTGGACGCTGTTTCGCAAGACGCAAACCTATTCTGGCGATGGCGTCGCCACCGCCTTCAACCTGGCGGCCGACTACAAGCGCATGCTGCTCGGCAGCAATGTCTGGCGATCGACCCAGACCATGTATCCGATGCGGTTCGTGCCCGACACCGACGAGTGGCTGAACCGCCGCTCCCGCAACACCTACGATCCCGCTGGCGAGTGGACCATCCTCGGCGGCCAGATGCTGATCCAGCCGGTGATGCAGGTCGGCCAGAGCGTCTACTACGCCTACATGCAGCGGAATTGCATCGCGCTGAAATCCGGCGGTTTCGGCGACAGCTTCGTCGACGACGGCGACGGCTTCCGGCTCGACGAGCGGCTGCTGAAACTGGGCATGGTGTGGCAGTGGAAAGCCAACAAAGGCACCAGCTACGCCGAGGACATGGGCACGTTCGGCGACGCGTTGTCAGTCGCGGCGGGCCATGACAGTCCATCCCCGATCATCGTCGGCCGCCGCGTGATGCCGGCCGGCGTCAGCGTCGCCTATCCCTGGCCGGTGCCGACGCCATGATCCCGGCCGCCTACCAGAACTTCCGTCGCACCGCGGTGCCCTCGCAGGTCGCGCAGCAGCTGCAGAAGCTGACGATCCCGGCGCCGACGCGCGGGTTGATCCTGAACGAGAACGAAAGCTACATGCAGCCTGGCGGCGCCATCGTGCTCGACAACTGGATGCCGACCATGAAGGGCACCAAGCTGCGCGGCGGCACCAAGACCTGGGCCTCGCTGCCGGAGACCACGCCGGTGGTCTCGATGTTCAACTACATCAGCGGGCTGAACACCCGCTTCATGTACGCCGGCAACGCCACCAAATTGTACGACGTCACGACGGCGACACCGACGCTGATCAAATCCGGACAGGCGTCTGGCAACTACGTTGCCAGTCAGCTCGCCAACCAGAGCGGCGACCACATGCTGGTCTGCAACGAAGCCGGAGACTACGTCCTGCACTTCGACGGCACCACCTGGACCACGTTCAACGCCAGCCAGATCAATGCGGATCCCGCCATCACGCCGCCGCCCTCCTGCGTCGCCGGTCACAATCTGACGTACGTCTGGAAGTACCGCGGCCGCTATTTTTTCATAGAAGGCGGCACCATGAACGCGTGGTATCTCCCGACCAACGCCTTCCAGGGCCGCATCCTGCAGATCCCGCTCGCTGGTGCCGCCACGAAAGGCGGCAAGCTGCTCTGCGGGTTTACCTGGTCGATCGACGCCGGCGACGGCATCGACGACAAGTGCGTGTTCATGACCGACCAGGGCGAGTTGCTGATCTTCACCGGCTCGGATCCGTCGACCGCGACCAACTGGCGCCAGGAAGGAAGATACGCAACCAGCGTGCCGCTCGGCATGAATTGCTACCAGCCGATCGGCGGCGACGTCTTGATCGCCACCGTCGACGGCATCATCCCGATCAGCGCATCTATCACCAAAGACAGCTCGCAGCTCGAGCTGGCCGCGATCACGCGACCCATCAAACCCATGTGGCGCGACGAAGTGAATGCGAAACGGTCGCTGCCGTGGACGATGTGCAAGTGGGACGAGTTCGGCGCGCTGTTCGTGAGCTGGCCCGGCGGGCTTGCCGGCGCCTACACCATGGGCGCGGTCAACATCGCCACCGGCGCCTGGGCGCGCTACACCGGCATCGACGCGATGTGCTTCGGACGGCTGCGCGCGGATGCCTTCTTCGGCACGCAGGACGGCCGCATCGTCCAGTTCGAGCGCACCGGCACCGACAACGGCACGCCCTATGTCTGCACCCTGGTCGGCGGCTGGGAGATGTTCTCCTCGGACGCCGGCACCGTGGTCTGGCGACAGGCCCGCGCCGCCTTTCGGGCGCGCGCCGGCGAGCCGTTCCAGCCGCAGCTATCCGCCACCACCGACCATGTGATCGTGATCCCGACGGCGCCCTCTGCGGCGCCTGACCCCGGCCCGCTCGACGTCTGGGACCAGGGCCTGTGGGGCCCGACCCCGGGCTGGACGCCGCCCTGGTCGCCGGGCAACCCGCTGCCGACGCAGGTAGCGCCAACGGGACCGGAGCAGGCGCAGTACCTGCAATGGGACCAGGCCGCGCCATCGGTGCCCACCGTGCAGAACACCATGTGGGTGTCGATCGGCATGACCGGCTTTTCGCATGCGCCGATCTGCCAGGTGACGATCGCGCAAACCTCGGCGCCCGATGTCGAGCTGATCTCGATCGCGGCGACTTACGATCCGGCCGGTGTCAACGTGTGAGGGCTGAACAATGGCAGTCGGGAGAGCACTGACGCAGCGCGAGATCCTCGACATGATTGCCAAGGGTCCGACGTTCGCCAACGTGTCATTGCCGGACATCGGGCCCTACGGCACCGCGACCAACCGCGCCAGGCCGTCGACCGGCTACGACCCCGGCGTGTCGATGGGCGGGACCTTCGACCAGGGCTTTGTCCCGACGACCAACCCGGCCATAACGCCGTACCAGGCGCCGGCGGCGCCAGCTTCGACAATGAAGGGCTCGACCATCGACCAGTGCATGGCCGGCGGGCTGTCGCGCGAGGCCTGCGAGGCGCGCGAGAACATCGCGATCCAGCTGGCGCAGAACGGCGTCGGCGGCGAGTTCGGCGGCAACGATCCCGGGCTCGGCACGCCGACCGATACCGCGCCGACGACGACGGCACCGGAAGCAGACCCCGCCGCGCCGCCCGCCGCGCCCCCGGCGGACAAAGGCGAGCCGGCCGCGCCCCCGGCGGAGAAAGGCGAACCGGCCGCCCCTCAGGCTACGGCCGCGCCCACATCGCTGGCCGCGCAGGCCGCCGCCAATGAGGCGGCCACCAAAGGCGATCCCCAGGCGGCGCAGGACGCGCACGACATGGCGGTGGCCAATGCCCTGGCCGCGGAAGGGAAAGCCATGACCCCCGAGGGCATACCGTCAGTGAATACCACCGTGCAGTCGATAGCGCCGCCGACTGCCACCCCAGCACCCGCGACCGCGGCCGACGAGGCGCAGGCGGCCGGGCATAACACCGCGGCCACCAACGCCGCCGCGCAGGCGGCGCAGAACGCGGCTGACGCGCCGCCCAGCGTCGCGCCGACAATGGGCTATGGCACCGAGGGGATCGAAGGCGCGCCTGCGCCCGGCCCGCCCGGCTTCGGCAATGCGACGACCGCCTTCGGCGACCCCGGCAGCAGCAACGTAGGGCTGGGCCCGGCCCCCGGCTTCTCGGGCGTGCCCGGCACGTTCGGCTACGGCACGCCAGGCCCGCTCGGCGGCACGGCGATCGGCACGATGGGCCAGCCGGGAACGGCCGCGCCGGGACCGCCCGGCTTCAGCTCCAACGTCGCCATATCGCCCACCTCGCCCGCCACCGCCATATCGGCACCGGCGGCGCCGGCGCCGCCGGCGCCGCCGAGCGTGACGCAGGATGACGTCGACGCCGCAGCCGCGATCGCCGCGGCAAATGAACTTGGCACCGAGACGCAAACCGTGAACTCCGTCGAGGCGAGCACCATAGCGCCGACGGTGGCCCAGCTCGCCGACATCGGCACCGCGCCGACGGCGCCGGCCACCACACCGGGCATCTCCCCGGCCATGGCCGCCGACATCGGCACCGCGCCGGCCAGCCCGACCGGCTACGCGGCGCCGAACGCCATCAGCCCGTCGCAACAGGCCGCGGCGGCCATGGCGGCCGACATCGGCTCGACCGAGGCCGAGGCCGCGGCCGCGATCGCCGCCGCGCAGGACAGCGTAGCGGGTGTCGAGGGTGCGCCAGCTGAGGGCGGCTACGGGCCCAGCGAGGGCGGCCTCGGCGGCGGCGAGGGCGCGAGTGGTGTCGGCGGCGGTGGCCCCGGCGCGCCCGGCGCGGGTGAAAGCGGTCTAGGCGGCGGCGAGGGTGCCAGCGGTGTTGGCGGCACCGCCGGTGAGAGCGGCCTTGGCGGCGGCGAGGGGGCGAGCGGCACCGGCGGCAGCGCCAGCGGTGGCTCCGCCGAGGGCGGGCTGGGCGGCGGCGAGGGCGCGAGCGGCGTCGGTGGCGGTGGCCCCGGTGCCGGTGTTGCCGGCACGGCCGGGGACGCCAGCGGGCCGGGACCGGGTGACGGCGTCGGCGGTGGAGGCATCGGATGGTAAAAGGAAAATATACGCAGGCGGAAACGCGCTACCGCAAGGGCAACCCGATCGAGCACTGCGGCATCTGCAGGTTCTACCAGGGCCACCACCGCTGCGCGCAGGTCATGGGCGACGTCAATCCGTTCGGCCTGTGCGATGCCCTGCGGGCGGAGCCAAGCCCATTTCCGAAGACGCTGACGCCGCAGGAGATGAACGCCATCCGGGTGATGTCGGCGGATGCGGCCGACCGCAGCGGAGGATAGACCGTGCTCGACTACGTGTTCGGCCAGGACCAGATCGTCGCCGATTTCGTCGCCTCGCGGATCCCGGAATGTCGCGAGCGCGGCTTCGGCAAGTGCAAGGCGATCGGCATCATCAACGACAAGGGCCAGCTGCTCGGCGGCCTGGTCTATCGCAACTGGCACCCCGAGCTGGGCACGATCGAGATCAGCGGCGCTGCAGTACCGGGCACCAACTGGTTCTCGCGGCGCACGATCCAGATCATGCACGATTACCCGTTCTATCAGTGCGACTGCCAGATGGTGATCATGACCACCATGGCCGACAACCGGATCGTGCTGCGGATCCTGGCCGCGATCGGCTACGCCTTCCACTATATCGCCCGCCTCGGCGGCCGCGATCACGACGGCGTCGTCGCCACGCTGACGATGGAGCAGTGGGAAGAAAGCCCCTACAATGCCAATCGCAAGCGTCAACCCAAACGGCAGGAGGCCGCCTGATGCCCTACGTCCTACCGCCTGGCGCCGACGCCCAGCGCAACAACATCACCTCCGCGCTGATGAACATCGCGCAGCCGCCGCCGAGCCTGGCGCCGCCGCAGATGCCGCCGCCAGGCCCGGCGCCGATCCCGCAGCAGGGCCTGCCGATGCAGCCGCCCTATTCACCGCCGGGCATGCCGGGCCCCGGCACGCCGCTGCCGAGCGCGCCGCCGTACGCGCCGCCGATCGTTCCGCGCACGCCGGGCATGGCGCAGCCGCAGCCGGGCATGGCGCCGCAGCAGATGCCGCCGCAAGGCCAACCGCAAGGCCAGGGATATTGAGCCATGTCGAAGCCCGACCCCCCGACACCTCCTGATCCGCAGGCGACCGCGCGTGCGCAGACCGGCACCAACGTCTCCACCTCGATCGCCAACGCGTTCCTCGGCAACGTCAACCAGAACACGCCGCAGGGCTCGCTGCGCTACGACGCGACCGGCAATTATTCCTGGACCGACCCAACCTCGGGGCAGACCTACAACATTCCGACCTTCACGGCGACGCAGTCGCTGTCGCAGGCCGGGCTCGATCTGCTCAACACCCAGAACAGCACCAAGCAGGGCCTCGCCAACATCGCCAACCAGCAGACCAGCCGCATCGGCGGCGTGCTGGGGACGCCGTTCAACCCGAACGGCGGGCCGCAGGGCGGCGACAGCGCCACCATCACCAACATCCCGAAGGCGCTGACGTCGTTCGACCCCGGCGGTGGCGTGCAGACCAGCCTCGGCCCGTCGGGGGCCATCACGCAGGACTACGGGCCGGCCGACAACTACTCCGCCGATCGGCAACGCGTCGAGGACGCGTTGATGGCGCGCATGAACCCGTCGCTGCAGCAGGAAGAAAGTCGCGTGCAGCAGCAGCTCGCCGATCAAGGCATCCGCTACGGCAGCCAGGCCTACAACGACGCGATGCGGACCTACCAGCAGCAGGCCAACGACGCACGCTTCGGCGCCATCAGCCAGGCCGGCCAGGAACAGCAGCGCATGGACGCGATGGCGGCGCAGCGCGCGGCGTTCCAGAACGCGGCGCAGGAGCAGGGCTTCCAGCAGCAGGTCGGCCAGGGCACGTTCGCCAACCAGGCGCAGAACCAGCTGTTCACGCAGAACGCGGCCGAGGCCGCGTTCGGCAATGCCGGTCTGGCGCAGCAGGTCGGCCAGGCCCAGGCCGGCTTCAACGCCTCCGAGGCGGCGCGCAACCAGTGGCTCCAGGAGCAATACGCAAATCGCAATCAACCACTGAACGAGATCTCGGCGTTGATGAGTGGCAGCCAGGTCAGCCAGCCCAACTTCGTCAACGCGCCGTCGACGCAGATCCCGACCACGGACTACGCCGGCATCACGCAGGCGGGTTTCCAAAACCAGATGGGTCTCTACAACGCGCAGAACCAGCAATACAACCAGCTGATGGGCGGCGTGCTCGGCCTGGGCGCCGGCGCGCTAAAGCTGTCGGACGAGCGCGAGAAAAAGAACATCGACCGCGTCGGCACGGTGTTCGCCGCCAACGACGATCGCAGCCGCAAGCAGCTGCCGATCTACACGTACAGTTACAAGGACGACCCGGCGAGCATCCGCCACGTCGGCCCGATGGCGCAGGACGTCGAGCGCATCGACGCCGATGCGGTGATCGACCACCGCGGCCGCAAGTATCTCGACACGTCGAAGACCATGGGCGCCATCATGAGGGCCGCGTGACATGCCGCAAGTATCGAAACAGGTCGCCGTGCTCGGCCAGCAGGCCAACGAGCTGCGCAAGCGCATCGCGGCGCAGATGATGGCGCAGCGGATGGCGGCGCAGCAGCGCGCCGCGGCGATGCAGAACCCGCTGCCGCAGGCGCAGGACCAGCAACAGCAGGCGCTGCTGCTGCAGCAACAGGAAGCCGAGGAGGCCGAGCGGCAGCGACAGCAACAGCAGCTGGACGCGATGATGGCGGCGCAGAGAGGTGGTGTGTGATGCCGGGACCGTTCGACAATCTAACCTACGCTTTCGGTGGCAGCGACCCGACCAGTTACCCGGGCATGCAGCTGCGACAGCAGATCGCGCTGCGGCTGATGGGCCAGGGCAACAAGAAGGGTTACCCGAAGAACGTCGGCGAGGGCCTGACCGCGGTCGGCGATGCGCTCGGCGACATCGGCATGGCGCGGCGCCTGGAGCGTCAGCAGGCGGCCTACGAGGACTACGTCAGGAAGAACCCGCCGCCGGATGCCGCCACCCTGCTGCAGCCTCCGGCGGCCGCGACGACAGGGCCGCGCGCGGACGCCGGCGACACCGCGGTGCCGGCCTGGCTGACGGGCGCGCAGTACCCGACGGTGCCGCCGGCCCAGGCCACCGCCGACGCCTCGCCGCAGCTGCCGCCGGCGCCGGTCGAGGAGGCCGGCGGGCCGGCGCAGGGCTATACGCAGCTGGCCTCGCTGCAGAGCCCGGACACGGCTTCCGACGCGGATCCGCTGCCGGCGGAAGGCGCGCCGGCTACGGCGGCGCCGGATCCGGCGCTGCGGGCGCGCGTGGCGCAGCAGGTCATGCAGCGGTCGGGGGTGCCGCAGCCAAACCCTATGCTCGCGGGCCAGTCGCCCGCCAGTATGCCCGATACTTTGGCCCAGCCGGACGTCCTTGGCTCGCCTGATGCGGCCGCCG